CTACTTCTTCGCCTCTGCAACCACTTTGCTACCCACGCCGCGGTTATTGTATTCCCACATGCGGTTGTAGTTAGTGTCATTCAGATTGCGTTGTACTTCGTCGTTATCATCAACGCTGCCGGTGTTACCCGCAAACGGGCGATTAGAGATCACCGCATCAGCCCACGGTTTGGCTGTGTTAAAACCTTCGTTGATGGCGCTATCACGGATCACTACCTGACCGTTGGTATTGGCATCAACATCCAGCGAGCGGCCCAGTTGCGCCACGCCATCACCGGAAGCATTGAAACGGCTGTTTACGGCGAGGAAACCGTAGTAAATGTTGGACAGCGTAGCCGGTGCAAACACATACGCTTCTTGCTGGGTACGGGAGTTCACCACGCGGAATTCGGTGTTATCGAACACCACTGCGCCGCGACCAGAAACGATATCCACATCCCCTTCAATATAGCTGTTGGTCACCAGCGTACGCGGCTGGCGATTCGTTTCCAGACGGTTCTGCACACCGCTGTTGGTGACAAAGAAGGTGTTCTGACGACCGAGAATGTTGACGTTATTGATCTGCACTTTGTCGCCATCAGTACGCAGTGCCACCGCCGGATGGTTACCCGCATCTACGCTATCGCCCAGCGTGTTTTCGATGGTCAGGTTTTGCAGTTGCAGGCCATTGTTTTGTGACCAGAAGACCGCAGAGCAGAGAACACCGATACTGTCGCTGCGTTTACTCTGGCAGCTATCGTACATATACCACGCCGGTTTACCTGGCATATATTTGCCGCGCGGGTTGACGTCGTGACGCCAGTCGGCAGGGCTCATGCCACCATCAAGGGAAAGCCCAATCTTCACATCAATCGGTTTTTCACCTGTACCGTACAGAGTAATTCCACCCGGAGCGGCAGGGACATACACCGTTCCCTGATACTCACCAGGCATCACGGCAATATACTGGCGCTTGTTGGTACGCTTGATAATTGCCGCATCTACCGCCGCCTGAATCGTGGTATGCGTTACACCTTGAGTACCCGCCGGGCCGACAACAAAGTCAGGTTGCGCAGGCAGGGTAATCGGGGAAGGATTCCACGCTGCCGCACCTGGTGTCAGGGATGCAAAATAGTGTTGAGCATCGAAATTCTGCGCTTCTTTTGCCGACAGAATCGGGCGAGAAGAGGTACCAGGCGCGGTTTGATCAGAAGGACGTTGATCGGGCGGTGTTGAGCTACAGGCGGTCAGCGTCACGCCAAAAGCCAATGCCAGCGCCAGACGGGAAACTGAAAATGTGTTCACAGGTTGCTCCGGGCTATGAAATAGAAAAATGAATCCGTTGAAGCCTGCTTTTTTATACTAAGTTGGCATTATAAAAAAGCATTGCTTATCAATTTGTTGCAACGAACAGGTCACTATCAGTCAAAATAAAATCATTATTTGATTTCAATTTTGTCCCACTCCCTGCCTCTGTCATCACGATACTGTGATGCCATGGTGTCCGACTTATGCCCGAGAAGATGTTGAGCAAACTTATCGCTTATCTGCTTCTCATAGAGTCTTGCAGACAAACTGCGCAACTCGTGAAAGGTAGGCGGATCCCCTTCGAAGGAAAGACCTGATGCTTTTCGTGCGCGCATAAAATACCTTGATACTGTGCCGGATGAAAGCGGTTCACGACGAGTAGATGCAATTATGGTTTCTCCGCCAAGAATCTCTTTGCATTTATCAAGTGTTTCCTTCATTGATATCCCGAGAGCATCAACATGCAATGTTGTTGGGATGGCAATTTTTACGCCTGTTTTGCTTTGCTCGACATAAAGATATCCATCTACGATATCAGACCACTTCATTTCGCATAAATCACCAACTCGTTGCCCGGTAACAACAGCCAGTTCCATTGCAAGTCTGAGCCAACATGGTGATGATTCTGCTGCTTGATAAATTTTCAGGTATTCGTCAGCCGTAAGTCTTGATCTCCTTACCTCTGATTTTGCTGCGCGAGTGGCAGCGACAGGGTTTGTTGTTATATGGCCTTCAGCTATTGCCTCTCGGAATGCATCGCTCAGTGTTGATCTGATTAACTTGGCTGACGCCGCCTTGCCCTCGTCTATGTATCCATTGAGCATTGCCGCAATTTCTTTTGTGGTGATGTCTTCAAGTGGAGCATCAGGCAGACCCCTCCTTATTGCTTTAATTTTGCTCATGTAATTTATGAGTGTCTTCTGCTTGATTCCTCTGCTGGCCAGGATTTTTTCGTAGCGATCAAGCCATGAATGTAACGTAACGGAATTATCACTGTTGATTCTCGCTGTCAGAGGCTTGTGTTTGTGTCCTGAAAATAACTCAATGTTGGCCTGTATGGCTTCAGTGATTGCGATTCGCCTGTCTCTGCCTAATCCAAACTCTTTACCCGTCCTTGGGTCCCTGTAGCAGTAATATCCATTGTTTCTTATATAAAGGTTAGGGGGTAAATCCCGGCGCTCATGACTTCGCCTTCTTCCCATTTCTGATCCTCTTCAAAAGGCTACCTGTTACTGGTCGATTTAAGTCAACCTTTACCGCTGATTCGTGGAACAGATACTCTCTTCCATCCTTAACCGGAGGAGGGAATATCCTGCACTCGCGTACCCATCGACGAACTGTTTCAAGGCTTCTTGGGCGTCGCTGGCGTGCGTTCCACTCCTGAAGTGTCAAGTACATCGCAAAGTCTCCGCAATTACACGCAAGAAAAAACCGCCATCAGGCGGCTTGGTGTTCTTTCAGTTCTTCAATTCGAATATTGGTTATGTCTGCATGTGCTATCTGCGCCCATATCATCCAGTGGTCGTAGCAGTCGTTGATGTTCTCCGCTTCGATAACTCTGTTGAATGGCTCTCCATTCCATTCTCCTGTGACTCGGAAGTGCATTTATCATCTCCATAAAACAAAACCCGCCGTAGCGAGTTCAGATAAAATAAATCCCCGCGAGTGCGAGGATTGTTATGTAATATTGGGTTTAATCATCTATATGTTTTGTACAGAGAGGGCAAGTATCGTTTCCACCGTACTCGTGATAATAATTTTGCACGGTATCAGTCATTTCTCGCACATTGCAGAATGGGGATTTGTCTTCATTAGACTTATAAACCTTCATGGAATATTTGTATGCCGACTTTATATCTATACCTTCATCTACATAAATACCTTCGTGATGTCTGCATGGAGACAAGACACCGGATCTGCACAACATTGATAACGCCCAATCTTTTTGCTCAGACTCTAACTCATTGATACTCATTTATAAACTCCTTGCAATGTATGTCGTTTCAGCTAAACGGTATCAGCAATGTTTATGTAAAGAAACAGTAAAATAATACTCAACCCGATGTTTGAGTACGGTCATCATCTGACACTACAGACTCTGGCATCGCTGTGAAGACGACGCGAAATTCAGCATTTTCACAAGCGTTATCTTTTACAAACCCGTATTCCTGCTCATATCACTCTCCTTTGATGCGAATGCCTGTTGCAATGCTGTTTATGATGCTGTCAGTGCATGGGGTAGAAAGCTGGGCATCTCCAGCAATTCTCATGATCTCAACATCTGCATATCGAATACCGAGGTGTATCAGACCGGCTATACCTGACTTAAGCCGAGCATTTTCCATAAACAGATCCTTTGCCCGCTGTTTTTCTGCCTCAAGCTCAACGCGCAACTTCCCTACCGTTAACGCAATCTCCTCGTTCTCCTGGTCGCGGCGTTTGATGTATTGCTGGTTTCTTTCCAGCTCATCCAGCAGCGCCAAGACGGTAGCGGGATTGGCTGCGGCGATGAATTCAGCATTGGCCTGCTGTTCCATTTGGAAATCTTCATCGAAACCGCTTTCTGGATGCGCTCCTTCAATTCTGCAAATAGGAATATATCCAGCAACTTCACGATGAATTAGCGCATCATCACCATCAAATCGGCTCTCTCCATATTCGAGCGACCACTCACCACACGTTGCTTTTTCTGCCTTGGCCCGCAGTGCCTGAGAGTTAATTTCGCTCACTTCGAACCTCTCTGTTTACTGATAAGCTCCAGATCTTCCTGGCAACTTGCACAAGTCCGACAACCCTGAACGGCCAGGCGTCTTCGCTCATCTATGGGATCGCCACACTCACAACAATGAGTGGCAGATATAGCCTGGTGGTTCAGGCGGCGCATTTTTATTGCTGTATTGCGCTGTAATTCTTCGATTTCTGATGCTGAATCAATGATGTCTGCCATCTTTCATTAATCCCTGAATTGTTGGTTAATACGCTTGAGGGTGAATGCGAATAATAAAAAAGGAGCCTGTAGCTCCCTGATGATTTTGCTTTTCATGTTCACCGTTCCTTAAAGACGCCGTTTAACATACCGATTGCCAGACTTAAGTGAGTCGGTGTGAATCCCATCAGCGTTACCGTTTCGCGGTGCTTCTTTAGTACGCTACGGCAAATGTCATTGACGTTTTTATCCGGAAACTGCTGTCTGGCTTTTTTGATTTCATAATTAGCCTGACGGGCAATGCTGCGAAGGGCGTTATTATGTTCTATTGTCATATTGGCCTCACACTTCGAATGCCAGTTGAGGGGTAAAGACGTCCCGTTCAGCGTTGTAATTAAGTGAACTGGCACTGTTGAATGATTCAATGCGTTCCACAAGAACTTGCGTACGGGTTTCTTTACTTGCGGGAGCATATGGCGAACCTACCCAGGATTTGTCGATGCCTATATTTCTTGCGACGTTCGTGCTGTCTGCAGACGAAAGCGGTACATGAGTAAAAATGTCTTTATTTAACATCCGTAACCCATGAATCTTGGTGATTGGGTAGCCGTACTGATCTACAACATGACGTATAAGATCGCGTAGTTTAGCCCGACACGCTCTCGGTCGTTTTGCATCGTATTCCCCCATCGAGCCGATGCAGACGCGGGGAAACTCATGGCACAGACGAATAAATCGCTCATCTGGTTCGTTCATGTGCCACACCGGAGCACCAATAAATTTACCGTGAGGCCATGCCGCAATCAGGGCGTCATTCTCTTCACTGGTTCCGCCGATAACATCCGGGATAACCGCGAATGAGAAACGAGGGTGATTGCCCCAGCGTTCAACAAATCTGTAATATTCATTCCAGTCTACGGCCTTGTTTTTTGTCCAGAATGTGAATGCACCATTATCAAGAGCAAATGATTGGGTGACTTCGGAAGCCAGATCAATCTGAGCTGGATTAGCAAAACTGATGAATGCGTGTCTGCCTTTCCAGGCTTTCAACGCACAGGTATCGGGAGTTATTGGACCACCGTGAAAATGAATCATACACTCTCCCGTTTATTATTTATCTCCTCAGCCAGCCGCTGTGCTTTCAGGGGATTTCTGATAACAGAAAGGCCGGGAAATACCCAGCCTCGCTTTGTAACGGAGTAGACGAAAGTGATCGCACCTACCCGGATATTATCGTGAGGATGCTTCATCGCCATTGCTCCCCAAATACAAAACCAATTTCAGCCAGTGCCTCGTCCATTTTTTCGATGAACTCCGGCACCATCTCGTCAAAACTCGCCATGTACTTTTCATCCCGCTCAACCACGACATAATGCAGGCCTTCACGCTTCATACGCGGGTCATAGTTGGCAAAGTACCAGGCATCTTTTCGCGTCACCCACATGCTGTACTGCACCTGGGCCATGTAAGCCGACTTTATGGCCTCGAAACCACCGAGCCGGAATTTCATGAAATCCCGGGAGGTAAACGGGCATTTCAGTTCAAGGCCGTTGCCGTCACTGCATAAACCATCCGGAGAGCAGGCGGTACGCATACTTTCGTCGCGATAGATGATCGGGGATTCAGTAACATTCACGCCGGAAGTAAACTCAAACAGGGCTCTGGCGTCGTTCTCGTACTGTTTTCCCCAGGCCAGTGCTTTAGCGTTAACTTCCGGAGCCACACCGGTGCAAACCTCGGCAAGCAGGGTGTGGAAGTAGGACATTTTCATGTCAGGCCATTTCTTTCCGGAGCGGGGTTTTGCTATCACGTTGTGAACTTCTGAAGCGGTGATGACGCCGAGCCGTAATTTGTGCCATGCATCATCCCCCTGTTCGACAGCTCTCACGTCGATCCCGGTACGCTGCAGGATAATGTCCGGTATCATGCTGCCACCTTCTGCTCAGTGGCTTTCTGTTTCAGGAATCCAAGAGCTTTCACTGCTTCGGCCTGTGTCAGTTCTGACGATGCGCGAATGTCGCGGCGAAATATCTGGGAACAGAGCGGCAATAAGTCGTCATCCCATGTTTTATCCAGGGCGATCAGCAGAGTGTTAATCTCCTGCATGGTTTCATCGTTAACCGGGGTGATGTCGCGTTCTGGCTGACGTTCTGCAGTGTATGCAGTATTTTCGACAATGCGCTCGGCTTCATCCTTGTCATAGATACCAGCAAATCCGAAGGCCAGACGGGCACACTGAATCATGGCTTTATGCCGTAACATCCGTTTGGGATGCGACTGCCACGGCCCCGTGATTTCTCTGCCTTCGCGGGTTTTGAATGGTTCGCGGCGGCATTCATCCATCCATTCGGTAACGCAGATCGGATGATTACGGTCCTTGCGGTAAATCCGGCATGTACAGGATTCATTGTCCTGCTCAAAGTCCATGCCATCAAACTGCTGGTTTTCATTGATGATGCGGGACCAGCCATCAACGCCCACCACCGGAACAATGCCGTTCTGCTTATCAGGGAAGGCGTAAATTTCTTTCGTCCACGGATTAAGGCCGTACTGGTTGGCGACGATCAGCAATGCGATGAACTGCGCATCGCTGGCATCACCTTTAAATGCCGTCTGGCGAAGAGTGGTGATCAGTTCCTGTGGGTCGACAGAATCCATGCCGACACGTTCAGCCAGTTTCCCTGCCAGCGTTGCGAGTGCTGTACTCATCCGTTTTATACCTCTGAATCAATATCAACCTGGTGGTGAGCAATGGTTTCAACCATGTACTGGATGTGTTCTGCCATGCGCTCCTGAAACTCAACATCGTCATCAAACGCACGGGTAATGGCTTTTTTGCTGGCCCCGTGGCGTTGCAAATGATCGATGCATAGCGATTCAAACAGGTGCTGGGGCAGACCTTTTTCCATGTCGTCTGCCAGTTCTGCCTCTTTCTCTTCACGGGCGATCTGCTGGTAGTGACGCGCCCAGCTCTGAGCCTCAAGACGATCCTGAATGTAATAAGCGTTCATGGCTGAACTCCTGAAAATGGCTGTGAAAATATCGCCCGCGAAATGCCAGGCTGATTAGGAAAACAGGAAAGGGGATTAGCGATTCAGGCCGTTACCGCGTCCGTCGAGAAAAACTTCCACGAGCAAATCACGGGTATAAGTGCGCTCGATGCCGCGATGCAGATATAGCCGTCCGCGTAAATTAGCTGATGCAGTCCAGGTACCATCTTTGTGTTTGACCAGCATTCCTGGCATGACCGCACCGCGATTAACGGTCTGCGTTCCGTAATGTTGATGAACCATAAAAACTCCTGCCCGTAAGCTGGGCTGCTGAACATATAAAGACTTCTGCGCGTATTCAGGCGGTGGATGGCCGCCGGTTGTCATAACTAAGCCGCCTCGTTGAAGCGACTGAGGTATGAGGTGTTGAGTTGATTTCAGCTGGTCACACCGACGTTCACGCGTCCGCTTCACCCCTCGCACTCCCCGGAGCCTGCTGAAATTCAAGCTGCGGATCTAAGCGGTAATCGCAACGGTGAATCAGGTGATTGCCGTATCGTTGTGTTGTTGCGACATGGTAATAATAGCTATTGCTATTGGCTGTATCAATACTTATTGCTATTGATTGATGTGTTTTGATATTAACTGTTTGATAGCAAAAAGAATTAATTTTGTGACTTGCATCGCATAGCGATAACTGAAGGGAGGATGTGGTGGTTTTTCGAACGGTTTGTGTGATGAGGGGACAAAAGAAAACCCGGCACGGTGGCCGGGATTCTTACGCAGGTAGGTAAAGATATGATTGTGGTGGCTTAATATTACTACCTAGAGCAGAGATAGGAATTGGTTCTTTATATCTTTCCACTTCACCAATTTTTATTGCGTAGGCCTTTTCTCTACCTGAATAATATGAGTCATAAAATTGCTTAGAAATACCTGCGTGTTTTTCCGTCTTTTTCCAAAGAGATTCCGGTTCGTCACTTAGTATTGATTCAATACGGAATTGGCCAACAACTTTACCTAATGGCATCGTGGCATAAATAACAACGGTGCTAATTTGCGGATTTTTGAATATACCTTTACGAAACTCGAACCGCTTTGTTCCGTTCAATATTTTTTCTGCAAACTCAGGCTTAATGGATAATAAAACTTTCATTTATCTTGCCTAACTCGATGATCTTTAAGAACTGCTCATTTGTGAGTTTAAAGTGACTCCATCGGAATGCACGCGAACCATTTAGCCCCACATGATCTATTAAAATAGCACGATTGGGTCTCTTTGGCAAAGACAGATTGTATGTGAATCTTATAATGAAAGGGTATCGACGTTCTTTATAGATTTTTCTGAGTTCATCTTCAGAAAATACGCTAAAACGAATACAATAGTCTACAAAACTATCTTCGCTTAAAAATTCAGAAATATTTTTTACGCTCTCAACTACACATAATGTACTGGCTACAGAACGATAGCGAGCTGGCCCTTTTTTGTCTCCGGTTCTATAGATGACAATGATATCTCCTCTTTTCATTCCCATCACAGAACGCATTCCACATATGTAAATTTTATGAATGCTGTTAGCATGGGATATATCTTTGACAATATCTGGTGATTCATTTACAAGTTTTGAATCAGGGAATAGTCTAGTGTGATATTCGGGATAAATCGCCAGTAAATATTTGTTGGCCCTTGATGTCATTATTCGAGGGTAATCTAATAAAATATCACCATAAGGCTCATGCAAAGACCTCGCATATACAAACTCTTTCCCGTTATGTGTTTCTTTTTCACCATGAATGTAAAATCCGTACGTTTGGAAAAGTTTTATTAGATGGACGTGTTTGTCGAAAACAGTAACATAAATATCATCAGATTTTGATGAAAATGCATGGTCAAACGCTTTTTTTAGAAATCGTTGTCCGCGAAGGGTGCCTTTAGATTCAAATTTGAATGTTCCTATCTTTAGATGACGTCCTGGTGGGAGCGCTGGATTAATGTCATTTGCATCATCATTTTCTTTTAGATACATAAAACCTTCGATTTTATGCTTGTCATCATAGAGCACATAAGCTGATTCTCCTTCTCTGGCTTTTTTTTCTAACCAAAGAGGAAACTCTTTATAATCTTTTTTTAAAGAGTCAAAAAATGGGTCATTGTGATCAAAATCAGAGAATTTCTCATATTTTAAAGTATCCATTAAGTTCTCCATTCTAAAATGAATAATTAAGTTGTTTTACTGAATGAGCACAATGCCCGGTTGATAATTTTTAATTGGTACTATCCATGCTTCCTATACGTCTGCGGCATGCTCCCAATAACTTTCCCGAAGATAAATACCCGGTTCATCTCATCTTTCTCGATCGGGTCCCACGGTGAGTAGCTTTTGTTATCAGAGATAACCAGCAGCTTATCCTTCATCATTTGCAAGCGCTTTACATGGGCTGTGTCGTCGTACAGAAACGCATAGATACCATCACCGTCGAAAGATTTAACCGTGATATCAACGAATAGAAGATCACCAGGTTCAATCGTTCCTGACATGCTGTCACCGCGTACGTTAATGATGCGGATATTTTCTGCCTTCCTACCATCGAACATGTGACGAGCATCGTCAAACGAGTACTCAACCGAGCGTAGAACTTCTACAAACTCACGGTTGATGACTCCCGGCCCGGCACTCACTTCTATATCAAGAACGTCAATCTTGAAGTATTTGGGATGGTTGGCAGTAGGCTTCCCTAATTGTTGACCGTCATTTCTCATCGGGCCTATGCCTGATGAGAGCCACTCTGTTCGAACACCCAATGCATTAGCTATTTCAACAATTTTTGTTGAGCCGCGCGCGTTGCCGCTTGTCAGTCTCCAGATTGTGGGTTGAGCTACGCCAGACGCCTTTGCAAGAGCGCCTTGAGACATTCCAGATTGTTCCATCGCTAGGTTTAAGCGATCAGCAAGAGTTTCTTTTTTCATAAGTTTTAATTTATACGCTTGCGTATTGATGGTCAAAACACGTTTTGCTATTGTTATGATTAATACGTATTGCTATTATTTATTTATTGTAATACCAATAGGAATTAATAATGACAAATCAAACCATTCAACTCGCAATCAGTATTACAGGTAGTCAAAAACGACTGGCAGATCTATGCGGTGTAGCCCAGCCCACTGTTTGGCGTTGGCTACACGGTGGCGGAATTGATGCCCGCTATGTAATGAAAATTGTCTCAGCCACTGGTGGAAAGATTAAACCAGCAGATATTCGTCCCGACCTCGCACCATTGTTTAACGCGAGTAATTCTGCCGCCTAATCTGCGGCGTTAACTGATAAGGCAATGACTATGCAACCACTTACATACCAACAGACTAGCGGATTTAGCCCGACTGCGGTGATAAATCGTTCTCAAACAAAACAAGCTCCAGGCCACGAAAAAATCCGTGATGCCGTCCGCGCCTGGTCGGCTGCAGATAATCAGGATGTTGTTGCCGCACTCATTGTGAATGAGTATCGGGAGCAGGGCGGCGGCACCATCGATTTCCCTGATGATGTCAGCCGTGCACGCCAGAAGCTGTTCCGCTTCCTCGATAACAAATTCGATTCTGAAAAATACCGAAATAACGTGCGTGAACTGACCCCGGCAATTCTGGCGGTACTACCGCTGGAATATCGCGGCCACCTGGTTGAGCAGGATAGCTTCATGGCTCGGCTGGCTGAAATGGAAAAGGAACTCAGTGAGGCAAAACAGGCTGTCATTCTCAACGCACCACGCCACCAGAAACTGAAGGAGATGAGTGAAGGCATTGTGTCGATGTTTCGTGTGGACCCGGATCTGGCTGGTCCACTGATGGCGATGGTCACCACCATGCTGGGGGCAATATGACAGGTTCAGAAATGGCGAAAGCCGGTCTGCGCGAACAGAACCGACTTTCAGGTGCAAATCGTAACACACTCATTGCGGGAGGAATTATGGCAAACACTGCTGAGATATTCAATTTTCCAGTGCCGGATGTGGCACAAAAGGAGCCGCGCGTGGCAGATCTCGATGATGGTTATACGCGCATTGCAAATGAGTTGCTGGAAGCTGTGATGCTGGCCGGATTAACACAGCACCAGCTTCTGGTCTTCCTGGCTGTCATGCGCAAAACATATGGCTTTAATAAAAAACTGGATTGGGTGAGCAACGAGCAACTTTCCGAATTGACCGGGATATTGCCGCACAAGTGTTCTGCTGCAAAAAGCGTTCTGGTAAAGCGTGGGATTCTTATTCAGAGCGGGCGGAATATCGGCATTAATAATGTGGTCAGTGAATGGTCAACATTACCCGAATCAGGTAAGAAAAATAAAGTTTACCTGAAAGAGGTAAATTTACCTGAATCAGGTAAGAAAAGTTTACCCAAATCAGGTAAAGACGTTTACCCGAATCAGGTAAACACAAAAGACAAACTAACAAAAGACAATATAAAACCTTTTTCGTCCGAGAATTCTGGCGAATCCTCTGACCAGCCAGAAAACGATCTTCCTGTGGTGAAACCGGATGCTGCAATTCAGAGCGGCAGCAAGTGGGGGACAGCAGAAGACCTGACCGCCGCAGAGTGGATGTTTGACATGGTGAAGACCATCGCGCCATCAGCCAGAAAACCGAATTTTGCAGGGTGGGCTAACGATATCCGCCTGATGCGTGAACGTGACGGACGTAACCACCGCGATATGTGTGTACTGTTCCGCTGGGCATGCCAGGACAACTTCTGGTCCGGTAACGTGCTGAGTCCGGCCAAACTCCGCGACAAGTGGACCCAGCTCGAAATCAACCGAAACAAGCAACAGGCTGGCGTGACAGCCGGCAAACCAAAACTCGACCTGACGAACACTGACTGGATTTACGGGGTGGAGCTATGAAAAACATCGCCGCACAGATGGTTAACTTTGACTGTGAGCAGATGCGCCGGATCGCCAACAACATGCCGGAACAGTACGACGAAAAGCCGCAGGTACAGCAGGTAGCGCAGATCATCAACGGTGTGTTCAGCCAGTTACTGGCAACTTTCCCGGCGAGCCTGGCTAACCGTGACCAGAATGAACTGAACGAAATCCGCCGCCAGTGGGTGCTGGCTTTTCGGGAAAACGGGATCACCACAATGGAACAGGTTAACGCTGGAATGCGCGTAGCCCGTCGGCAGAATCGACCATTCCTGCCATCACCCGGGCAGTTTGTCGCCTGGTGCCGGGAAGAAGCATCCGTTACCGCCGGGCTGCCAAACGCCAGCGAGCTGGTTGATATGGTTTACGAGTATTGCCGGAAGCGCGGGCTGTATCCTGATGCAGAGTCTTATCCGTGGAAATCAAACGCGCACTACTGGCTGGTTACCAACCTGTATCAGAACATGCGGGCCAATGCGTTGACTGACGCGGAATTACGGCGCAAGGCTGCCGATGAACTGTCCTGTATGTCCGCACGAATTAACCGTGGTGAGGCTATACCTGAACCAGTAAAACAACTTCCTGTCATGGGCGGTAGACCTCTAAATCGTGCACAGGCTCTGGCGAAGATCGCAGAAATCAAAGCTAAGTTCGGACTGAAAGGAGCAAGAGCATGAAAGACAACTGTGTTAAGTTCTCGTTAACATTAGGGGTAACATAGGGAGTATAAGATAGTGGAATGCATCATTTTATTGTTGCGAAAATGATCGAACCAGCTGGATATCGTGTATCATATGGAACCGATGATAACTTTCATGGAATGTCTCGGTATATATATGAAAATTAGACCACAGCAGCACCTAATTAACATCCTGACTTCAACCAAACAACATCATCCAAATTTTACTCTTTTTCTTGGTGCAGGTGCTAGTATCTCAAGTGGTGTTGATAGTGCTGGTGGGATGATAAGGCGCTGGAGAGATGCTTACACTCTAATGTATGGAGAAGATGCTCTCAAAAAACAAGTTTGGTACGATAAAGATAATGAGTATTCAGAGCTTTTTGAAGCATTATATGATCAACCAACTCAAAGAAGAGAATTTATTGAAAGTTGTATTACCGCAGCTAAACCATCTTGGGGATACGTTTATCTCACAAATCTATTGGATAAAGGCCATTTTAATACAATTTTTACGACTAACTTCGATGATTTAGTCAATGAAGCTTGCTTTACCTTTTCTAATAATCTGAGACCAATAGTGTGTGCCCACGATTCAAGTATCAACAGCATACGTTTAACCACAGCTCGGCCAAAAATAATAAAATTACATGGTGATTTTTTATTTGACAATATCAAGAATACTATAAGGGAGCTTGAGTCACTTGAAGATAACATGAGGGCCAAATTTAGACAGTTTGCAACTGAATTTGGCATGATCGTTATTGGGTACTCGGGACACGACCGTTCAATTATGGATACTCTCAATACGTTATTGCATTCCGGTAGTTGTTTTCCTCATGGGATTTATTGGTGTATCCGTGACTCAGACACTGAAAAACTTTCTGAGCAACTTAAAAATCTGGCCCGCTTTCCTCATTTTCATCTTATTAAAATTAATGGATTTGATGAGTTCATGGCTGAATTACATTACGCATTAGGCTGTAATTTGCAGCAAGAGGTAGTAGAGCCATACTCTGCATTATCTAATAAACTAGATAGATATTTCTCTATAGCTGAAGAAGATGACGCAGATGTCCAGCATGAGATTATTAAAAGAGATATGAATAATCTTGCTGATCATGTCAGGAGAGTGAATACAGTAAGCCAGTTTGTAAAAAAAATAAAAGTACTTCTTTCAGAGAAAGACTCATCGTTAGATGATAATTCGATCACTAAATCTTTAGAAATAATGTTAAAGGAAACTAAATTTGCTGGTTCTCCTGAGGGGATTCATTTTTATAATACCCCCAATTATTTGATTGCAAACTCTGCATTTCGTGCTGGAGAGTATAATGAATGTGTAGAATATGCTACTAAACATCTGGCTAATGGGAAATCTCTCGAAACAGAAGTATTAATACTTCGTTCCTATATTCATTTGGATAATGATTCTGAAATACAAAAGTCAATAGAAAGAATAACAAGTTATAACAAAATGAATGATGGTGAAGTTGGCAAGCTTGTAAATGGATTAGTGGACTTAATGGATGCTAAAAAATTCAAAATTGCGAATAGCCTTATGGACATACTTGAATCCCGAACAATACCGTCTAAACATAAGCAGTTATTGCTTATAAATAGAGTTCTTTGCAACAAATTACAAAAGCAGCCGCTTTCAGCAAAACAGCAACAAGAGCTTGAGGAAGTGCTGAATGAAGTGATAGATAAAAACGAAGCTTGGCTTGCTCTGGGGGCTGCTATACTTTTAGAAAAATGGGACATTGCTGAAGAAGTGCTATCAGCATTAGATGAAACTGAGATAGTTACAATATTGACGCAATCAATGCCGATTTTTGACTTGATTTCTACAGAGTTTTATGAAAAGGTCAAGCTAGTAGCTATAGAGCGTGGTTATAACGTTTCATTCGAAGAAGAAACGGAGTTACCAGAGGTTGTTCCTGCTGAGGATGAGACTCAAAGTCTCAGCCCTGATGTGAGAGAAATACCTACAGATAAAAAGAAAGCCATAACTCACAAATCAGCAGACAATGATGAGGCATTTGATGGATTACGCACTGGCGAAGAAAGTATAAGCAAACCAGCTTAATAATTGAACAGTGATTAACTGAGAGTGAAGGGGCTTATGAAGCAGAAAAATATCAACAACCAAAGCAGAATTTCTGAAGAAAGTAAGAAAAAAATCAAGGAAATGCTTAAAAAACAATAAATTAAAAGACCCCGCAAGGGGTCTTTTAATAACTATTGGCCAGTTTTTAATGAAATCATGCTTAATACAATGTGATTTTTTTCACTTGTCGTAGTGCCGATCTGATTGCCATCGTCACAGGTACTCAGTAGCGAAAAAATACGTCTACTGGGTACCAATTATCCTCAATGAGAAGTGCAGCGCGCTCCAATAAAAAGGTGATTCACCGACAGCGAACTTTGTACACTCGCTTGGTTATGGCGAGCAGGTGATGCTAACCGCCTGCCAGAATGTCACTCCACTTCCTCAAGTATCTGAGCGACGTGAAGCCGGTGGCTTGACTTACATCGAGCAAAAATATTTCCTGGCTCACAATAGGGTGCGAGCAATCGATTCAGAACGGTATTAGAGCTGCTAATGATCCTTCATATTGCGCCTAAATCCACAAAATTGATTTTCAATAATCAACCCGCCATAATCATCTCATCGGAGCCTGAACAACTCCGGTGACTTCTGCGCTAAACGGGGACGTTTATGCGCACACACAATCCAAACTCACTTCTCCCGTCACAGATGCAGAAATGCACCTGCAATTCTTTGCATCTAACGTTTGACCTCTGCGGAGGTGAAGCGTGAACCTCTCACAAGACGGCATCAAATTACATCGCGGCAACTTCACCGCTATCGGCCAGCAGATCCAGCCTTATCTGGAGGAAGGCAAATGCTTTCGCATGGTGCTTAAACCGTGGCGAGAGAGACGCAGTCTTTCCCAGAATGCACTCAGCCACATGTGGTACAGCGAAATCAGTGAATACCTCATCAGCAGGGGGAAATCGTTCGCTACCGCAGCATGGGTAAAAGATGCTCTCAAACACACATACCTCGGTTATGAAACCAAGGACCTGGTTGATGTCGTAACCGGCGAAATCACTACTATCCAGTCGTTACGCCATACCTCCGATCTTGATACCGGAGAGATGTATGTCTTCCTGTGTAAGGTTGAAGCCTGGGCGATGAATATTGGCTGTCACCTGACTATTCCGCAGAGCTGCGAGTTCCAGCTGCTGCGCGACAAGCAGGAGGCGTAATGGCTACACCGCTTATTCGTGTCATGAACGGACACATCTACAAAGTACCAAATCGTCGTAAGCGTAAACCTGAGCTGAAGCCATCCGAAATACCAACACTGCTCGGATATACCGCCAGCCTGGTTGATAAAAAATGGTTGCGACTGGCAGCAAGGAGGAATCATGGCTGATTTGAGAAAAGCAGCGCGTGGTCGGGAATGCCAGGTAAGAATCCCTGGCGTATGTAATGGCAACCCTGAAACGTCTGTACTGGCATATATCCGGCTGGCTGGATTGTGCGGCACCGGTATTAAACCGCCAGACCTGATTGCCACCATTGCATGTTCTGCCTGCCACGACGAAATCGATCGCCGCACGCATTTTGTCGATGCTGAGTACGCAAAAGAATGCGCGCTGGAAGGTATGGCGAGAACGCAGGTTATCTGGCTGAAAGAGGGGGTAATCAAGGCGTGAATACTTACCACATCACATTACCCTGGCCTCCGAGCAATAATCGCTATTACCGCCATAATCGCGGGCGCACGCACATCAGCGCAGAGGGGCAGGCATACCGCGATAACGTCGCCCGAATCATTAAAAACGCAATGCTGGATATCGGCCTGGCTATTCCTGTGAAAATCCGCATTGAGTGTCACATGCCGGATCGCCGTCGCCGTGACCTGGATAATCTGCAAAAAGCTGCTTTTGACGCACTTACCAAAGCAGGTTTCTGGCTGGATGATGCTCAGGTCGTTGATTACCGCGTTGTGAAGATGCCTGTTACCAAAGGTGGGAGGCTGGAACTGACCATCACCGAAATGGGGAATGAATGATGTTTGAGTTTAATATGGCAGAACTTCTTCTCCACCGCTGGGGGCGTCTGCGCTTATATCGTTCCCCCGGTTCTGTTTTGACCGATTACCGAATACTGAAGAATTACGCCAAAACCCTGACAGGAGCAGGAGTATGAAGTCAGAGATAACAATCAACTAATACTGTTTTGTTGATTTTTGCTTGTAATTGGCGTTCTGGCCTGATTTTTGTGGAGTAAGTTGATGCGTGATATTCAGATGGTTCTTGAGCGTTGGGGAGCGTGGGCGGCTAATAATCATGAAGATGTGACCTGGTCGTCCATTGCCGCCGGTTTTAAGGGATTAATTACTTCAAAAGTAAAATCTCGCCCGCAATGTTGTGACGATGACGCGATGATTATTTGCGGGTGCATGGCCCGTCTGAAAAAGAACAACAGCGATTTGCACGATTTATTAGTAGATTATTATGTAGTCGGTATGACATTCATGTCACTGGCAGGTAAGCATTGCTGCTCTGATGGTTATATCGGGAAAAGGTTACAAAAGGCTGAGGGCATAATTGAAGGGATGTTAATGGCATTAGATATCCGGTTAGAGATGGATATCGTTGTTAATAACTCTAATTAATACGCCAATTATTTACTAAAAGTTATTAAAAATGGGGCGTTGAAACGCCCCCAAAAATAAAGGGTAATATATAACAGAAGGTTTGTATAGTTAGAAGCAAGGTTGTGCTTCTAAAGGAAGTGGCTTGAGGGAGCCACTTATATGTTGGGGAGGCAAAGCCTCCCCAACATATCTTTTAGTAATCAAATTAGAACTGGTAAACCATACCTACAGCAACGATATCATCGGTAGCAACGCCAGATGCTTTCGTGAAATCGCTCTTATCAATCAGGTTGATTTTGTAGTCAACAAAAGTGGACATATTTTTGTTGAAGTAATAGGTTGCACCTACATCAACATATTCAACCAGGTCCTGATCACCCCAAACACCCAAGTCTTTTCCTTTAGAATGCAGGTAAGCAACGGATGGACGCAGGCCGAAGTCGAACTGATATTGTGCAACAGCTTCGAAGTTTTGTGCTTTGTTGGCAATATGGTTATTACCAAAAACAGTCATGTTCTGGGTTTCAGAATAGGTGGTGGCCAGATAGATGTTGTTCGCATCATATTTCAGACCAGCTGCCCATACTTCAGCATTTTGACCAGAAGCATTCAGACCGTTGTTACCGTAGATAACCTGATTATTAGTGCGATCAGATTTAGCATAGGTTGCACCCACGCCGAATCCTTCATACTCATAAGTAGTTGAGAAACCGAAACCATCGCCATTAGCTTCAGTTACTTCATTTCGGTCATTTTTGCCCTGATACTGAGCTGCAAAGTTCAGGCCATCAACCAGACCAAAGAAGTCGTTGTTACGATAAGTTGCAACACCTGTGGTGCGACCAGTCATGAATACATCTGTTTGGGTCCAGGTATCGCCACCGAATTCTGGCAGAACGTCAGTCCACGCACCGATGTCGTATGCTACACCGTAGTTACGGCCGTAATCGATTGAGCCGTAGTCACCGAATTTCAGGCCTGCAAATGCAAGACGGGTTTTGTCTTTGGAGGAACCTTGAGATTCAGCGCGGTTGCCTTTGAATTCATATTCCCACTGACCGAAACCAGTCAGTTGATCGTTGATTTGGGTTTCACCTTTGAAGCCAAGACGGGCATAAGTAGTATCACCATCATCTGCATCATTAGAGGAGAAGTAGTGCTTAGCATTAACTTTCCCGTACAGATCCAGCTTGTTACTGTCTTTATTATAAATTTCAGCTGCCTGAGCAGACATCGCCATCAGTACTGATGCAGCTACAGCAGAAATTGCCACTGTTAATTTTTTCATCGTGAGCCCTTTTTTTTGAACTATTATTAAAAAATGATGTCACTGCGCGATAAATATTCATCTAATCAATGTGATTATTTCAAGATGTAAGTTTTAGTTTCTCATTTAATTTGTGAAGTAGATCTCTATTTTTATCTGAACTTTTTCTATCGAAACCTATTTATGGCTCTTATTTGAACAAAAATAAACCTATTAGCTAATTTATATTAATGGCTGTTATTTATGGGGGTTCTATAATTCGGCAGTCTAATTTAAATCAACTAAAAATAACGTCTGAAATTATTTATTGGTTATTTGTTGAGGTTTTCTTATGTATTTGTGGTGGAGTTTTGAACACTCGGTAGCATTCTCATAAATATCATTCAGTGGTTTACGTACGTAAAAAATTGGTTATGCTGTTAAGAGTGGTTACTTCGTCACACAGCTTAAACCCGCCGTCGAGCTGGTTTTTCCATTTTTTGAGTCTCGATATTAGCTGATAACTCAATACCTGAGTTATTCACTGACTCCGAGTCTGTTACGTTTCTGCTTTTTTGCGATACGTTGTATTCCCTCAATTTACACCCGCTTTGTCTGCGAGGTGGGGTTATGAAATCCATGGATAAGTTAACAACGGGTGTCGCCTATGGCACCTCAGCAGGTAGTGCCGGTTACTGGTTTTTACAGCTGCTCGATAAAGTCACGCCCTCACAGTGGGCAGCAATAGGTGTGCTGGGTAGCCTGGTATTTGGCCTGCTGACGTACCTGACAAACCTTTATTTCAAGATTAAAGAAGATAAGCGCAAGGCTGCGAGAGGTGAATAATGCCTCCATCATTACGAAAAGCCGTTGCTGCTGCTATTGGTGGCGGAGCAATTGCTACAGCATCAGTGTTAATTACTGGCCCAAGTGGTAACGATGGTCTGGAAGGTGTCAGCTACATACCATACAAAGATATTGTTGGTGTATGGACTGTATGTCACGGGCATACAGGAAAAGACATCATGCTCGGTAAAACGTATACCAAAGCAGAATGCAAAGCCCTCCTGAATAAAGACCTTGCCACGGTCGCCAGACAAATTAACCCGTACATCAAAGTCGATATACCGGAAACAATGCGCGGCGCTCTTTACTCATTCGTTTACAACGTGGGTGCTGGCAATTTCAGAACATCGACGCTTCTTCGCAAAATAAACCAGGGCGATATCAAAGGCGCATGTGATCAGCTACGTCGCTGGACATATGCTGGCGGTAAGCAATGGAAAGGTCTCATGACTCGTCGTGAGATTGAGCGTGAAATCTGTTTGTGGGGTCAGCAATGAACAGAGTAACCGCGATTATCTCCGCTCTGGTTATCTGCATCATCGTCTGCCTGTCATGGGCTGTTAATCATTACCGTGATAACGCCATTACCTACAAAGCCCAGCGCGACAAAAATGTCAGAGAACTGAAGCTGGCGAACGCGGCAATTACTGACATGCAGATGCGTCAGCGTGATGTTGCTGCGCTCGATGCAAAATACACGAAGGAGTTAGCTGATGCGAAAGCTGAAAATGATGCTCTTCTGCGGAAGCTTGATAATGGTGGCAGGGTGCTCGTCAAAGGAAAATGCCCTGTGCCATCCTCTGCCGAAACCTCCAGCGCCTCCGGCATGGGCAATGATGCCACCGTCGAACTCTCTCCAGTTGCTGGACGAAACGTTCTCGATATCCGGGACGGAATTATCCGCGACCAAACAGCACTGAGAACGCTTCAGGAATACATTAGGACGCAATGCCTTCGATGATAGCGATAATTTTACTCATCATCCTTCACATCTGGCTCTGTAGACAGGGTGGTGATCACTTCTGGAGTAAATCCAGATTAAACATCTCATTGCTGATGCTTGATATTGAGCATCTGGCGCGCAGTAAGGGGCTGCGTTGAGATAAGAGCCAGTTCATTACAAATACCAGGATTTAGCCTCGCATTCGCGGGGCTTTTTATATCTGAATTTCACAGCGCATCTCACGCGCATATTAACGAGAGCCTTTCAGTAAGCGAGCCTGAGAAATGCCGTTATAGGTGGCGACCTCTCTCGGGCGGCTTTTCTGTGAGACAGGCTCACTTTCTAAAAGGTAAAGACGCTATGAATAATCATTCAGTTATTCCAGCCTTCGACTTCCGAGAAATGGTGCAAGCCAAAAACGGAGAGGTCGTTACCACATCCAGAAAAATTGCCAAGTACTTCGGCAAGCGACACGGTGATGTTCTCAGGAAAATCGAGCAGGTTAAGGCTGATTGCTCGCGTGAGTTTAGCCAACGCAATTTTGCGTCGGCTGATTATATCGATGAGCAGGGCAAGGTTCGCCCGATGTACAGCCTGACGAAAGATGGCTGGATCATGGTTGTGATGGGGTTCACCGGGAAAGCTGCTGCGGCAATCAAGGAGAGCTATATCGCAGCATTCAACTGGATGGCAGAACAACTGAGCCGCCGCATGGCAATTGGCGAAGAAATGCAGCACCGCTACGCCATCAAAGAAACACGCTCAAAGCTGAAAGGTACGATCGGCAGTCGGTTAATGAACGAACGGAAGAAAGAGAAGCGTGTCCTGGCTGTCGAGCATGAATACATCTTGCAGGTGACACAGCCTGAACTGCTGATTAATTGAAGATGTCATTACAAAGCCTATCTACGGGGGGCTTGATAATGGCTTATACCCTGCACGGGATAACTTAACTGATATCCCTTTTAACGGATAAAGGTATTCAAGCCTGACACATCATGCGCTGTATCGTCGCCGTATTCCCGCATTAACCATGACCGTAGCCCGACGGGGAATTCCTTCTGCGTGAGTGTGCGGGAATAATCAAAAACGATGCACACCGGGTTATTAACGCGTCAACTGAACGCGGGGTTGCTCTTCATGTCAGCCAGTCCGGTGCAGGGGTAGAAGAAACCGGACGTTATGGTTTAGTGTGGAAACATTTGTGATGTGCTCTGTATGTTTTCAGTAAAGAGTAATGAATTATCAAAGGCATAGTAATATCTTTTTTGTTCGTGGATATTTGTAACCCACCGAAAAACTCCTGCTTTAGCAAGGTTTCTTCTGTATTCCTGAAATGTGATCTCTCTGGATTTCAGCTTATTAGAGGTCGTTTCTATAAGATGCCTATCCTTTGAAAATTTGACAGACACAATGTTTTTTAGGCCCTTTAATAACACTGTATTATCATTTTTTAATACAATATGAACATTCTCTGTGGCTAAATAGTAAATGTAATGTGAGACATTATGACGTTTTAGCTCAGAATAAAACCATTGATAGTTTAAATCGTTTCGAACTTTATCAAATATTTGTTTAAAAATGACTACCTGATCCATAGATAAACCTTCCATGTGATATGAGGGGGGCGTAGTCTGCACGATTATCTAAATTGCTTCAATCTGGTCTGATCTGTTTTCTGAGCAATTCAGTAATGTCACTCTTTTCTTTGTTTGCTTCAGGAGAAACTCTTTTTTCTGAGCACAGTCTCCGGCGGCAGGCTTCAATGACCCAGGCTGAGAAATTCCCGGACCCTTTTTGATCAAGAGCGATGTTAATTTGTTCAATCATTTGGTTAGGAAAGCGGATGTTGCGGGTTGTTGTTCTGCGGGTTCTGTTCTTCGTTGACATGAGGTTGCCCTGTATTCAGTGTCACTGATTTGTATTGTCTGAAGTTGTTTTTACGTTAAGTTGATGCAGATCAATTAATACGATACCTGCGTCATAATTGATTATTTGACGTGGTTTGATGGCGTAGATGCACGTTGTGACATGCAGATGATAATTATTATCATTTTGCGGGTCCTTTCCGGCGATCCGACAGGTTACGGGGCGGCGACCTCGCGGGTTTTCGCTATTTATGAAAATTTTCCGGTTTAAGGTGTTTCCGTTCTTCTTCGTCGTAACTTAATGTTTTTATTTAAAATACCCCCTGAAAAGAAAGGAAACGACAGGTGCTGAAAGCGAGCTTTTTGGCCTCTGTCGTTTCCTTTCTCTGTTTTTGTCCGTGGAATGAACAATGGAAGTCAACAAAAAGCAGCTGGCTGACATTTTCGGTGCGAGTATCCGTACCATTCAGAACTGGCAGGAACAGGGAATGCCCGTTCTGCGAGGCGGTGGCAAGGGTAATGAGGTGCTTTATGACTCTGCCGCCGTCATAAAATGGTATGCCGAAAGGGATGCTGAAATTGAGAACGAAAAGCTGCGCCGGGAGGTTGAAGAACTGCGGCAGGCCAGCGAGGCAGATCTCCAGCCAGGGACTATTGAGTACGAACGCCATCGACTTACGCGTGCGCAGGCCGACGCACAGGAACTGAAGAATGCCAGAGACTCCGCTGAAGTGGTGGAAACCGCATTCTGTACTTTCGTGTTGTCGCGGATCGCAGGTGAAATTGCCAGTATTCTCGACGGGATCCCCCTGTCGGTGCAGCGGCGTTTTCCGGAACTGGAAAACCGACATGTTGATTTC